ATGGCCCATATCATCGAACGCAAGCGCAAAGACGGCTCTGTCGCTTATCTCGCACAGATAGCCATAAAAAGGAAAGGAAAATGGGTGCATCGGGAAGCCCGCAGCTTCGACCGGAAATCCGCCGCCAGCGCTTGGCTGAAGAAACGAATGAAGGAAATCGAAGCCGCCGGTGAAGACCTGTCATCGATCCGCAACCGGGGTCGCACCCTTGCAGATGCAATCGACAGATACACCCGTGAAAGCGTGAAAGAGATTGGCCGGACGAAAGCACAGGTGCTGCGGGCAATCTGCGAATATGACATCGCAGACATGGCCTGCAGCGACATTCAAAGCCACGACATTGTCGCCTTCGCCAAGGAAATCGGCGCAACGCGCACCCCATCCACCGTCAGCAACTACCTTTCACACCTTGGCGCTGTCTTCGCATTGGCACGGCCAGCATGGGGCATGGAATTAGATCAGCAGGCGATGAAAGATGCCTTTGTGGTCTGCAGTCGGCTGGGAATCACTGGAAAGGGCCGCAGCCGCGACCGTCGCCCGACATTGGATGAACTGGACGCCCTACTAACCTTCTTTGAAGACAAGCACACCCGCAGGCCCAGTTCGCTGCCCATGCACAGGGTTGTGGGCTTCGCCCTGTTCTCGACACGGCGACAGGAAGAAATCACGCGGGTTGCATGGGACGGCTTAGACACTGAACACAGCCGGGTGTTCATCACCGACATGAAGCACCCCGGCGACAAGATCGGCAACGATGTCTGGTGTGACCTTCCAGAACACGCGCTGAAGATCGCATTGGCGATGCCACGCAACAAAGACATGGTCTTTCCATATCACAGTGACACCATTAGCGCGTCATTCACGCGGGCGTGTAAGTTTTTGGGGATAGAAGACCTGCGCTTTCATGATCTGCGTCATGAAGGCGTGTCGCGGCTCTTCGAAACAGGACTTTCGATTCCGCAGGTTGCCGCCGTGTCCGGGCATCGCTCATGGTCTTCTCTTCAGCGATACACCCATATCAAACAGACGGGCGACAAATATGAAGGTTGGGAATGGCTGGATCGGCTCACCGTGCCACTACCAAAGAAAAAGGCGCAGCGGATTGCAAATCCAAAGGCATCCATAAACAAAACAGCCACTTAGGTGACTGCAGTTATCAGGACAAACACTGAACAAGCCGTGAACCTGACAACCTCTACTTTACCCGCTTATCCCAGGTCACGACATCAAACAGAAACTGCGGTGAGACGCGCTGTGGGTTGGGCAGGCCAAGCGCCGCTGCGCAAATCTCCGAACAAAACCAGCGCGATTCATCGTGACGGCCAAGGGCCAGCACCTGCGACAACAGAATGCCATTGTAGTCATACTGCGCGCCGATGCGGTCGCGGATGAATTGGGCGGGCTTATCGGCATCGATCCTCAGTTCGACCAAATCCCAGCTTTCCGGTTTCAGCAGGATGCGCTTGGCGCGGACACCGCCATCCCGTCCCGACGATGACAGGCACTGCGCGGTGTCGCCATGCTGTGCGCTGCCCGGTATCAGCTCCACATGACTGTAGACGCCGCCCGTGGCGAAACGGATGGCCCCGTCCTGCAGGCGCTGCCAGCGGGTCTTTCCTAGACCCTTGTAGAATGCCAGCGTGATCATTGAACCGCCCTCGCCGACGCATCAGTGCGCTGCTGGTCATACCAATCCGCACAGCGGCGCGTTCGGGCGTTCTGACGGGACAAGGCTTCATCCAGCTTCAGCACAGCCACATCCAGCCTATCGCCTTCGGTGATGCCGCCACGGGATGTGCGGCGGCAATCGTCGGGATACTCCGGCCAGATCGCAGCGGCGCGGGCTTCGCCCACAGCCTCGCCAGCGGCTTGGATACGGGCGCTGTCAGTTCGAGCGCAAGCGGCGCAGAAGATCGGTATCAACAACACCATCAGGATTGACTTGGGTTTCATGTTCAAACGCCTCCAATTCCGTGGCGAAGCGCAGGGCCTCGCCTTCCGCCACTTGAATCCGTTCCTGCAGCGCCCGATTGGCCTCAGCTGCAGCGGCCATGCGACGGCGCAGGGCGTCCAGTTCAGCCTGCGCCGCTGTCAGTTCGAATTGCTGGACAAAGCCTTCACGGGCAGCGTTGATTGCCTGCCGCTTGTCATAGACATGCCAACCCCACAGCAGAGCGCACAGCACCACGGCCAGACCGGCGCGACTGGACAGAAGCCGCCAGCCAAAGCGCAGACCAAGCCCCATCATTCGAGCGGCCCACCATTGTCAGCGCCAAAGCGGGTCTGGGTACTGAACCATTCCATGCCATGGGCAGCAGCCAGATTGATAAACACGGGCCAAAGTGCTGCGGACAGGATGGCTTGGGTGCCATCCACCGGGGCAGATGCGGCCTCTCTGACCGACATCCACACGAATGCCGCGCACCACAGCAGGAACACGGCCCATGCCTGTTCGCGCTTGCCCGATCTGCCGCCGATCACAAAGCGACCAAAATGCTTCAGCATGTCACGCCTCGTTTGTGGTGGTTTGGACACCTGCAGCGCTGACCTGCAGCCGCCTGCCAGACATCGGGAAGTCATTGGGCCAGCGCGCGGTCAGCAGACGCGATTTGGCGATGCGCGACACGGTGACAGCGTTCGATTGGTTGCCGCCCAGCACATGGAAATGGGTGGCGTCTTCGCCGTGATAGAAGCCCACATGCCCTTTCCAACCGGACTTGCTGCCCCGCCAAAAGGTCAGGATGGCTCCGAACTGCGGCTTGCAAGGCTGGCCGAACTTCCCCCAGTTGCGCGCGCCAAGCGGGTTTTCAGGGATGGCAATGTCGGAATCCCAGTGGCGCAGGCAGGTGGCGACAAAGGCCCCGCACCACGGCACGTCGCGCGGATCGATCCAACTGACCGATTTATCGAACCAGCTGCGCAAGCGGCTGTAGTTGCGCGCCTCATGCAGGCCCCGCACATCCGCCGCATGGGCCATCCACGGCAGTGCGGGCTGATCGGCTGCAGGTTGTTGTTTGCGGCCCATCAGGGCCTTTTGGGTCAGCGGCCCCAGATAGGGACGTGGCTTCAGGCCAACGCTACGCTTGAAGGCCACGATGGCTGCATCCGTTTTCGGGCCGCGCACCCCGTCAATCGGGCCGGGGTCAAAGCCTAGTTCTTTCAGCCGCGCCTGCACGGCCATCCAGTCGATGTTCATATCAATCTCCCACGAAAAAGGCCCGCACGATGGCGGGCCTTTGGTTTCGGGTTGGTGAAGTGCTGAGCCTATTCAGGCGGCGTCAGCGCTTCGGTCACAGCGGTGGCGCGGGTCTCGATCTCGGCAATCGTCGCCTCGATCCCCTTGGCCATGAAAGGCAACTTCACGTCGCCCGCCTCGACCTTGGCCAAGAAATCCGCTGACATGGCCGCAAACGGCTCTGCAGCGGCGCGGACTTCAGCCAGTGAACCCGCCGTGGACAGCTTCGCCACCAGCGATGCAAGGCCAAAGACGGCCAGCGCCGCCGCATCGGACGTGGTGCCCAGCCTGCTGAGGCTGTCACCCGCGCGTTCATCAATGCGCTGGCGAATTTGAGCGCGGATTTCATCAGGGCCGTAGGACACTTCCACGCCCAAAGGGAGTTCATCGGGAAAGTCCGCCAAATCCATGGCAGGCCCTTCATAGACGGTGCGTCCGTCTGGCAGTGTGATCTTCATGTTCGATCTCCAACTTCAAGGAATTGTTATGCGCGGCCAAAGACATTCAGCCGCGCTGCTGATCAGGTTTGGTTCAGGAAATAGGTGTCGTGCATCAAGAAGAGCGGGCTACGCGACACCTTGCCCGCAGACACCCATGGCCCGACGACCCAAATCTTCTGATTGTTGCCAGTGAATACGATGCGAAACGCATCAATATGGGCAAATCGGGTTTCGCTCCAAACAACATCTTCATGGACCATGCCAGCGTCCAAATCATGATAGTTCACCGAAATGCCGGACGCGCTGACCTGCGCGGCAATAAAGCCCGAACTATGCACCCCGCGCACTGGACGGTTGGGCAAGAGCGTTGCACGACCAGACCCGGACGCACCTTTCGAGCCAGTGATTTCAATGACATTGAAACTGTATTTCGGCGTCCCGGCATTCTGTGTGAACCCCGCAATCTCTGCCGGAATATCGGCGTGATCGGGGGCCAAAACCCGCTGTGTCACAACAGCTTCGGAATCGTTTGGAACATAGATACCGAGGGGCGAAACAAAGCCTCCATTGCTATCCGTGTCCAACGCACGCGCATTGCGCAGCAGATTGACCGCTGGATATTCTGCCCGCGCACCATCGGCAAAGGCATCCACCCGATCTTCAAGCCGCCCTTCCAAGCTGCCCACGTCGATTTCATTGGCAGAGGCCCGCGCAGACTGTGCCGCCATCTCAGCGCGCACTGCAGCATCCAGCACCTGACCCTCGACACCTTGTGCGCGCAGAACACCTGCCCCCAGAAGTTCGGCCAGATCAGCCGGACCAACTTCGGGCACCTGCAGCTTGCCAAACTCATAGGTGACCGCTTTGCCGTTTTCGTCGTTGGCATAGGCCCGCACATCGTAATGCGTGTTCTCGAACCCATTGGCATTCGGCCACAGATCGACGGCCACAGACCCGTCATTGCCGCTGACCACGTCAACCGGGGTGCGCACCAAAGCGGTGTTGGACCCCACATCCGCTGCCGTATGCGACAGCACAAAACGGAGGGTTGCGCCCGAAAGGGCAACACCATCCGGTCCCCGCAGGATGCCCTGCAGGGTTGTCGTTTGAAGCGCCATTGCTTCCTCCTTTTCATATATGCCGGAACCCCGGCAGGGACTTCAGCAGGTCACCCCGCCAAATTCTTCGCGTCAGCCTCGATCCGGGTCGGGGCCGTAGACAAAGGCCAGCCGCACCGCGACCACGCCCAAAGTGAATGTCAAAACCGTCTTGCCGAACAGCAGCGATGCGGGCAGCGCCGCTGCCAGTTCATCAACATGGCCGAACAGCAGACTGCCCAGCGTAGACATGGCCAAAAGCGCATAGCCGGTGGAAATCGTCTTCCCGAACGGCTCACGACCCGTGGCGTTTTGATGCGACAGCCACCAGCAGACTGCGACCAGCGCGACCGACACGGCCATATCGAACAGATCCAGGGCGGTCATTTCTTCACCATAAGCCGGTCTTGCATGGCTTTCACGGCCAATTCGCCACCGGACCCCATCAGGAAACCCGCCGCGAGATAGGACAGCGCACCCGCGCCGGTCATGGAGTCGATGACGTGGGCCAATACCCCACCAAGAAACACGGCAGACAACGCGCCGCTGATCCCTTGAATGACCCGCCGTTTCCACTGTTCTTCCGGCGCAAGGACCGCGCGAAAAAACGCACCCCCGACCCCAGCAAAAGCCAGCAAGGCCAGTTGTTCGCGCATGTTGTTGAATAGCTCTGCCAAGCTGTTTTGATCAGACATCTGCCCGCCTTTTTGTTGTTGATCCTTCATGGACGGCGCGCCCGTCACGCAATCCGATACCAAAGCGCCAGCACATCCGCTTCAGCGATCTGCATCGCCTGCCATGTGCCTGCGGGCCTGTCTGTGCCGCCCGGTTCATAGCAAAGCGTCGACCCATCTGCTGTCTGGCCCTGCTGCACGGCCACGCTGGAACACAGCATCGCATAGGTGTTGACCGCACCCGCTACGAGCGGGGCACTTTGCTGTTCAGCGCTGGCAGGCTTGGCCACGATGAAGGGCTTGGTGGCAAAATGCGATGTCACCCCAAGGTGGTTTTCGGCTGCGACGTGAACCGCAAACGCACCCGTCTGTGCGGACAAAAGCGGAATGTCGATTGCTTGGGTGCCGACCTCGCGGATATGGGTGCGAATGCCATCAGCGTCGGTCAGATCGACCCGGTAGCGCGCCACGGGTGATGCCCCGCCACGTTCCCAACCCACAGTGACCACAAAGCCCGCAGGCACATCGCGCCAAACAACCTGCACCGAAATGTTCTGCGGCGCAGCTGGCGGCGATGCGTCGGGCAAAAGGAAGGGCGCATCGTCATCGGCACGGATGCCCTGTTCCACACGGGCGAATTTGCCCGGATCATCTTCCAGCGCCACGATGTTGAACAGGTGACCTTCCGGGGTGTTCGACATGGCACGGAACTGGCGCGGCGGCAAATCCGACGCGGTCAGCACAAAGACACATCCGACCTTGATCGTCGGCGGAACCTGCGCCTGCAGCGTCAGGATAGTCGCCAGATCATCATCACCCGCATTGCTGCCCGCGACAGCGTATTCCCGGAACTCGCCCACCTCATTGGCCAGCAGTAGCGTGTGCGTCTCGCCAGCCCGCAGCAAGACGGGTGCATCGACCTCAATGTCGCGACGGTGCGCACTGATCGACAGAACACGGCCCCCCAGACGAAAACCGACCCGATGCTTGTCAGAAATCAGGATTTTGTCACCGGGCCGCAGCGCCGCATGATCAAAGCCCGCCTGATAGTTCACCGTTTCGCGCTGCGTGGTATTGGTGTCGACCAGCCATTTCGCATCGCGCAAGGCACCGCCCCGACTGGTTTGGAACGGCAAGGTGATGTCCGCTTGCCGCCGCCCATAGCGCTGGATGGCATCGGTGTCTTCAAAGACGATGCCCGCCTTGACCCGGAAATGGTCCGACTTGTCGCGGTAGCTGGCCACTACAGCCGTTTTTCGCGCCGTCAGCCCTGTGCCCGCATAGTTGAACGCACCATCGACCACATTGGCATTGGTGACAATCTTGACCGGATCACTGGGCGCATCCTGCACCGGAACCACAGCACCCGCGCCCCAATAGGTGACACCCCGAAACGCCGCCGAAAGCTGGGTGATGACCTGATAGGCCGCTTCGCGGGTGTTCATCACCCCGTTCATCGTAAAACGGGGCTCTAGCCCGCCCAGACCGTCATCGACCAGTTCATCGCAATACTTGCCGATTTGGTAGATGCGCCACTTGTCCACCAGTTCCGGCGCGATGCGTTCTCCAAGGCCCCATCGGTCTTCAAGAAACACCGTATAGGTGAAGAACGCCGGGTTATCGGTGAAAGCCAGCTTGAACGTGCCGTCCCAGATGCTGGTGTCGTCATATTCCCGCGTTTCCGGGTCATAATTGCTGGGCACCCAGCATTTCATTCCCTTCAGCCGATAGGACCGGGTGGGCACCCGACCGCCAAAGGCTTGCGCAGGAACCGCCAACGCCACATAGGCCGTGTTTGGGTAGCACAGCTTGGCGTCGATTATTTCGGTGTAGGACACGAAATAGATGACATCCTGAATGCTCGACACATCCGAATCCGGCATGGTGCGGCGCACCCGGATGGACACCGGGCGGACCTCTGGCAGTTCGACGCGGTAGCTGCGCTGATAGCCTGACGTGGTCTTGCCTGTGATCGAATACGCCCCGATCTCTTCCCAGCCCGCGCTGCCCGCCTGCATATCAATGGCAAAGGTGACCGTCGCGCCGGTCAGATCGCCGTTCTCGACATTCAGCGTCGACAAAGCCGACAAGCCGATCTTGATGCGAATGGCGTCAACATCCGCCGCCGCAATGGTGCGGGCAACGGGCAATGCCTCTTCGACCTCGACGCCGACATTCACTTCCGTCTCGACCGCTGAAAATCCGGGCACCGGCTCTTGATCCGGGGTGCCTGTGCGCAGCCAATATTCAACGCCCTCGAAATTGAACGACCCGTCTTCATTCTGAAGCGGCGTTTGATCGAAATAAATGCACTTGGCCGGGAAGTCTTCATCGGCCCAACCAGCGATTTCGCCTTCTGAGACGGCGTCAATCACATAGGCCGTCGAATCTGCCAGCAGGTTGTCCGGGTCTTCAATCGGTGTGCGCGTGGACCCGCCACCACCTTTCCCGCCTTTACGCCCGCCAATCGGTGTCAAATCAGTCATCACACTCGATCCTCGACATGAATGGCGGCGGAAATGACCACAGATCCAACCTCACATTCCCCCACCAGAACCGGCACCGGCACACCGGGCGTGGTGACGTTCACCGTACTGTTGAACAGGTCAGATGTGGGTTGTTCGCGGCTCTCATAGTCAGAGGCTCTTTGCGGGGCCAACATCTGAGACACACCGCCCAGAACCATCGCAACACCAACCTGCGCGACGATACCCGACACCGCCTTGCCCGCGATGGCCCAGCCCCCCGGAATGGCGAAGGACGCCGCAATCAAAAGGCCACCCAGAATGACCTTGCCCAACCCCTGACGCTTGGCCCCAATCGCCCGCGGAACAATGTGCAGCACCGCTTCATCGGTGGTGAAGGCCACATGCAGTTCCTGTGGCGACTGGTCCCGCCCGTCGATCTCTGCCCCCCGGAACACCTGATAGTAGCGGTCGCGGACATGCGCTTCGAACCCCTTCAGCATAGTGCAAAGCGCGCGCACAGCTTCTGCCGGGCTATCAACGGCCAGCCGGAATTCTTGGCCAAAGGTATCCCCCAAGGCCCCGTGAAGATGAATTGTTCGGATCATGTCAGCCCTTGGGTCGCAGCCAGTGGGTGATGTGTTTCAGTTTGCGGGCAATCGGTTCCCGATGGGACAGGTTGCCGTGCATGTGTTCCAACAGAAGGCCGTCACCCAGATAGATGCCCGCGTGATTGGGCACCTTGGACCGCACGGCCATCAGGTAGGCATCGCCCGGTCGCGCCAACTCTGCATATTCCTGCGGCGCGGTTGACAGGACTTCAAAGCCCTGCGCTTCCAGATTGTCCAGATAGAGGCCACCGGGCGTTTCGGGCGATGCCCACCATTCCCACTGTCGCGCAAACGCCGGAAGCGACGGCCCACCTTGTTCGGCGTAGTAGTCCGCCACCAGCGAATAGCAGTCGCTGACACCATGCAGAAACGCACGGGGCACATGCAGCCCATCGTGGAACACCGGCGGACGCGGCGCACCCCAGTGACACGCCAGTTCTGCACCATCGTCGCCCGGCACAAGGATGGCCCACGGGACGCCCGTTTCGATCTGCGCCGCCATATCCGCTTCAGACGGCCACCACGGCCCGCCGGGATGGGAATGGACAACGCCTTCCAGATCGCCCGCTGTATAGGCTTGCGCCAGATCCTTGGTCGGTACTTCAAAGGCGACCGAAGGGTCTTCTGCGACATTCTCGCAGGGCACAAATCTACCCGCGCGCACCAGCCCACAGGCTTCATTGGGCCGGGCTGCTGAAGCCCAAGCGCCCGCATCACGCAAAACATCCGCCGTGAACGGTGCGCACGGCTTTCGAAAGAACTCAGGATGAAACATCATTACCCCGTGCGGAATTTACCGGCCCCCGGAAAGCCGCCATAGGGCAGCTTGGCCGTAGCCCCAAATCTCAGTTTGCAGTCGGACAGTTGCCGCCCACATCGATCCTGCCCCGGCTCTGACACCGGATCGCCATTGGCATCGAAATAAGAAGCGCCCACGTAGGGACACGTCGCATTGGAATAGTCGAAGCCGCCATCGGCCAGCGCCCGGCGATAGGTCCACTGACAGTAGTTCAGCACCTGCCGACGCGGCAGATACACGTCTTCCAGATCCAGCGCCGACTGCAGTTGGAATTCGATCATGTCAGGCGTCTGATTAACCTTGCGGGCGACCGTATAGACCTCGACCCCCATATGAGCCTGCGGGTTCGGTTCCGAACCGTCATCCAAGAACTTGCGCAGGGTCTGCACCCGATGGACTTGCGCGCCCAGCAAATCGTCATGGGCCTCGACCATCGACATCAGATAGGCCGCGACTGACACCTGATCCCCGTCTTCGCGCGCCATCAAGAAGCGCACAGTCGGTTGCGGCAAGGTGCCACCAGCCGACCATTCCCAGCCTTCAGACTCGAACGGGATGACCGCATAGGTTTCGCCACCAAAGGCAGGCTGAACCTGCGCACCGTCCGCACCCGGCACAGGTGTCGGCGCGAAGCGGTACACATCGCCACCGATCACGCGCGCATCAACCGTGAACAGTTCAACGACATCATCGACCGCAAAGCCTTCCAACTCGCGGCGCATTGGGTCTTCAAACGTATCCATCAGACGATATCGAACTCTTGCCGGAAGGTCGCACGGATGCGCCACATGCGCTGACCGTTAAGATACCCCAAAGGAGACCGATTCCACTCAGCGCAAGACCAGATCAGTTCCTTGCCAGCCCACGGCAACTGATAGCGGAACGCTTCAACACCGCGCCGGTCAGTCAGGAAACTGTCGATATAGTCTGCTAAGTCTGCAGGCACATCCCATTGAACGGGAACTGACTGCACAATTGCATTTGGACCAGTGCCTGACCGCTGCGAATAGCCACCCTCGAATTCAGCGCGCCTGACACCTGCAGTCTTTTCGACCGGGGACTGATACAGTTGCGGACATTCCGCAGGGGCAAAGGTCAACATCACACACCTGCCTTTCGCTGATAGCGCGTGTCGATAACACCACCGGGGCGCATCGACTGACCAAGCTGCTGATTGAAAATCGAAACCATGACACCCCGCACAGCATCGGCAGTTTCACCCGCAACTTCCTGCGGCTGATCGCTTTGGGTGTGGACCTCGACCGACAGATTGATGTCACCCGATGACCCCATCATCACAGAGGGCGCGCCGCCGCCCACCAGACCGCCAGACGCATATTTCTGCGCCATGCCGAAATTCAGGGCATCCAGCAGCGGGCGATGTTTCTTGGTGGCCTCCGCGTTCATGACATATTCGCCATTGGACAGCATGGCAGGCACAAGGTCCGCACGCGGGCCACCCGGCCCGGTCACATACCCGCCCGACGCCAAGCGCTGCACCAGGCCACCATCCTTCAAGCCAAAGATCGAAGAAAAGATGCCCCCAAGAAGACCGCCACCGCCGCCGCCAAATGGACCAGACCCAAACAGTGCCGCTTCCAGTGCCGCGCGGGCCAGCATCTTGGCCACATTGGCCAGTACGTCCGCGAAGTCTTCGCCCGCGATAATGGCATCCAGCAGGCTGTCTTTGATGCTCTGGCCCAGATCGGCCAACTGCTGTTCCTGTTGCGCCAGACGCTCGTTTTGCGCCTCTTGCTCTTCCTTGGCCGCAACCACCCGACCGATTGCATCGGCCTGTTCGCGGATCAGTTCGGCATAGGTCTTTTCTTGCCCCGCCAGACGTTCATTCAAATCGATCCCACGCCGCTTGGCATCCTGCGTCAGCATATATTCCGCGCGCAGGCGCGCTTGCTCTGACGCGCTCTTCCCGATCAGAGCTGCTTCGAATTCGGCATCGGAAAGCTGCTGTTGTGCCGCCTCGACCAGCCCCTGTCGCAATTCCAACGCCCGTTCACGCTGTTCGATTTCACGTTCAAGCGCCCGCTGGCGTTCATCATCAGCCCGCTTTTCTTCAGCCTCTGCCGCCCGGCGCGCTTCGGCCAATTCACGTTCCTGACGCAGTGCTGCTTCCTCGACCCCCACACCATTGGAAAAGACCTGCGCTTCGGTCAGGCGACGGTCACGGTTGATGCCGCCGTTATGTCCAGCAAGCCCCCGAATGGCATTTGCGATTTCGTCTGAACTGCCAGACCGGACCACACTGGAAATCCCAGCACCTTCCGCGCCGATGGACCCGTAGTTGTAGGCAACACTGGTCAGCGCGGCCTGCTGGGCCGGGTTGAATTGGTTCCAACGGGCCATACCGATTTCATCAATGATGCCGCGCTGGAATTCGACAATGCGCCGAGCCAGATCGCGGTTGGCATCCTCGACACTAACGGTCATGCCCTGTGTGACGCGGCGCACCGACCCATCCGACAGCGTGACTGTGTCAGACCCGTAGCCCGCCCGATAAATGGGCGGACCCACACGATTGCCTTCGCCGTCGCGCCTGCCATCATCATAGGCACTGGAACTGAAACCCTCGAAACGGCGCAACAGCGCGGCAGAAGCCGTCTGACCATCAGATGACCCAGCAAGCGTTCCAAACACCGAACGCCATTCGTCTGGCACCTTGAATTCGGTGAACATGTCACGGGCTAACCCCAGCTTTTGCAGCAACCGATCAACAGCACCCAAGACGATGTCGAACTGGCCCTCAAGATTGTCCAGACGCACTCCATCCAGCTTCGCACCCTCTTCAGTGGCATCAGTGATCAAGCCAAGAAGTGTTTCGATGGCTGCGCGCGTTTCCCCACCTTCATCTGCCGGAATATGGGCCAGTAATTCCCGCATTTCACGGGCCTGTTCATTCAGTTCGCGGATGCGGGTTTCATGATCCCCGATCCGGGCAATCTCTTCATCAATCGCAGCGATGACCGCTTCAGCATCTGCCAACGCCTGATCATTGCCATCGGCGCGGGCGCTGTCGCGCATAGCCAACGCCGCATCCCGATCAGCTGCCAGTTCTTTCAGGCGCGCAGTGTCACGCGCATATTTCTCGACCAACTCCGAAAAGCGAAGCCCTGCTGCCCCAGCACCATCGCCCGTTTCATCAAGAGCCGTATCCAGACGGTCCAAGGCCGCAACCGCTTGCCGCAATTCACTTTCCACCGGGGCAAAGCCATCCGCCAATTTCGCCGCGTCGGCATTGTCCAGACCCTGCAGCCTCTCGCGCAGTTCATCGACAGCAACCAGCGCAGCGCGAATATCCCCCGATTCCGCGCCCGCACGAAACTGTTCAAACAGATCGACAACACCCTGCGCCTGATCTGCACTGACGCCGAAATCTAGTTCAATGTCTCTCAACGTGCCCAGCTCTTCCAAAAGGGCTTTCTGCTCTTCAACAAACTGCAAGTTATATTGCACGTTGATGCTCGCTTCGATCTGCGACTCCGCAGCCGAAATTTCGCGCTGAATTTCTGCGGCGATTTCATCACGACCGGACATGGCATCCTGAAGGCGGTCGATAAACGGGTTTTCCTCAATGAACTTCTGGATGGCCGTATCCGCCGCACCGATAGCCTGTTCTTCTTTCAGACGCGCCAAGGCGCGTGTCAGGTCGATGACCTCATCCGTGACTACCCCATACATTTTCTGAAGCTGTTCCAAGTCGGTGATCAGATCCGCCGCCTCATTCACATCTGCAACTGCTGTCGCAAACAGGTCCATGGCATCAGCGAAATCTTTGACTTCATCCTTCGCCTTGTCCGCCTCTTCACCTGTCTTCAGAAAATGCCCTGCCAGCGGGAACAAAACAGCAGCGACGGTCCCGGCCACAGCCCCAAACGCGCCAAAACCCGCCAGCAACTGCGGAAGCTGCTGCCCCATGATGCGCATGGGGGATGTGCCCATTTCGAACTGGACGGCCATGTCACCGACTTGGTTTGCCGCGTTCTGGATCATGAACCGCCCGTTGCGGCTGATGGTCCCCGTCCGCGCAACCGCCGTTCCGGTTTGCATGGCGCTGGTTTTCACAGCGTCATATTGCGCCTTCAGCAATTTCATGGCGCGGGCATGTTCTTTGGTGGTGATCTCCCCATATTTCAGGGCATCGGCCAACTTCTTTTCACCCTGCTGAAAGCGCTGTGTCGCAGCGAACACCGGGTCCATGGAAGCCATCAGGCTTTCATAACCCTTGCGGCGCTTGTCCAGTTCCCGCTGAATCGCATTGGCAGATGCCGATGCCGACTTCTGGGTCTTGCGCTCCATGTCGGAAAAGCGCTGTTCCATGCCGGTCGACATCTTCTTGGCTACACCATAGGCGCGTGAAAGCTGCTTTTCAAACTTGGCCAGCGATGCTTCCAACCGGACAGCAAGAAGTTGGGATTCACCCTCAGTCATGCGCCTTCCTTCGGCTCATACTTGTCCAGAATGGACAGGAATTCGTCTTCGCTCAGATGGTCAATCGGCGCATCTGGACGCGATGCGTTGTAGCCCCGCATCATGTTCACATAGTCGGAATAGCGCAGCCCCCGCACATCCTGCGGTGACATGTTGAACACCCGGCTGATCTGCGACACTTCGCTGAACTTGATCGGTTCTGGCGTGTCACCGTCAGATTTCTGTTCAGGCTCTTCCACGCCAACCATCAGGCTGGCCAGCAAATCGCTGGCAATGCCTGCATTGTCAGAAAGCCCGATCTTGTCGAAATGGGCATTCATCAGGCGCTTCGCGTCGATCACGCTTTCGCCGCCACCGATCAGGCCGATGCGCAACGTTTCATGCACATCCATGACAGAAAACTGACCACTGGCCAGCTTCTGGAACGTGACGCCAATGGCCTGTTTGGCCAATGCCTCTTCCAGATCCATGATCAGGCCAAGGCGTAGGCGGAAAAGACGCTCCTTTCCCGCCCAGTAGCGAATGACTTCACCGCCCATCAGGCTGCGTCAGTCCATTCGCGCTTGCCAGCGCCCTGCAGGTTCGCCGTGAAGTTCACCACGCCATGGCCCTCATTGCCGAATTCCAGCTGCTGCAGCATCATCGGCACGATCCAATGACCGCCATTGTTCGCGGCACTTTCGTCCATGAACAGCTTGACGTTCTTCACAGTGCCGCCATCGGCCCATTCACGCCATGTCGGCCACGCTTCCATGGCAACAGTCCCAGCGATGGTCGCGGACGTGTCCTGACTTTCCAGATAGCGGATGATGGTGGGTACCACGTCAAGCGGGTTGGCGCAGTCCAACACAGTGGTTTCGCCCAGATTGTTGGTCAGTGTCACGTTGCGAGAGTTAGCCCCGCAGGTGAAGGCGAAGGTTTCGTTTTGCTCTGCACCGTCACCCAATTGAATGACGAAGCGATGCGTCTGTTTTCCAGTGCCCATGGATCAATCCTTTCTTACTGGCTCTGCTGATTGAACGGACAGGCATGAAGCCGCCGCCCTGCTGTCGCCACCGCTTCGGTGACTTGGCATTTGATAAATCGCCATCTAACTGGCGCGAAATTCAGGTCTGGTCTTCCAGTTCAAATTCGAACTGCAGGATGGCGTGAGTAACGCCGTCTTTCGGATCGGGAATGATCCGGGATAGCGTGAGGTGCCCACGCACAAAGGCATTCTGATCAAGCGGCAACACCGCCTCACTGAACAAGTGCTTCAAACGATGGACGATGTCTTTGCATTCGACACGACCAACAGCGCGCGACCAGACATCCAACTGCACAACGTGTTTTTCGGCGCGCAAGCCCTCGAACTCCCCCAGATCCATCGTAGAAGGCCCAAAACTCACATAAGCCGTGACAGCGCCATAGGGGTCTTCGGGGACACCGTCATAGATGCCACCAATAAGCGCCATCAGACCTGCATCAACTTCGACCGCCGCCACGATGGCCCCCTGCAGTTCTACGTCAGGTGCGGTCATTGCATTCCCTTCTTGATGGCCTTGTTGATGTCCCGCGTGATGCGGCTGCGAACCCGGCGGCGCAGGCTGCGATAGGCCGGGAAAAAATATGGATGGGCGCGCTGATTTTGCGTCCCGAATTCTTGCCACGCCGCATAGAACGCATCGTCATTCCCAGCATAGACCGTGATGCGCAATGTGCCGTATTCCTGCCCGCCGACCGCGCCCAAAACCAGCGAACCCTTTGGGGCATCGCCCCATGTCCATCCGATGCTGTCACGCAGATCACCGCTGTCCACCGGGGCCAGCGACCGCGCCATATCCACGATTTCCTGCGCACCCTTTTCCAGCGCCGCCGTGGCCGATTTCCTTACCTCTTCCGGGACGGTTTGCGTGAACTTCCGGCGCAAGGCTTCCAGCCCCTTAACCACCGATCGGAACCGCCTCGACCAAGATTTCCAAGAACATCCGATCATCGGTCGGGCGCGGCTGCTCTTTGACTTCATAGGCACGGCCACCCGCAACGACCCGCCAGTGCGGCGCGATGGTCTTTGCCTGCGCAGTGCTACGCAACGTCAGGATAGCTGGCTGCTTTGACGCCAACCGCGATTCAATCACACCTTCGCCGCCACGCAGAAAGCGGAAACCACCCCAATCTCGGAAGACCTCCTGAAAGTCACCGCGTTTGTTGCCATAACCGTCATCAGCCTCGACACGCTCTTGCAGGCTGCAGACATGATCCAGATCCGTAATCTTCATCATTCACCTACATCGCAAACCGGCGATAACGCGCAGTCAGACGATCAACGCCGCGCATGATTTCGTCGGTCACACCATCTTCAGCACTCGCGCCACGGCAGTGAAAGAAATGCGCCATCAGAACCTTGGCTGCATCAATGATGTCGCCCGGAACAGATTCCACGTCAGGCCAACCAGCTGTGAAGCGCACTTCAACAGCATCTGGTCGGTCAGCCACTTGTGGCCAGCTGCTTCCAGAAAGAAGGGCAACGCGCCATTCGCGACCACGCTTGACCAACTGATAGTTCTGCGGTGCAAAAGTTCCTGTTTGCCCATCCGGGCCTGTGGAGCGGATTTCATCAACGGATGCGATGCGCGCAAAAGGCATGCGCAAAACCTGCGCGCCAAAGGATGCCCCCTTCATCGCCCATTGCTGTGCGACCAATGGAAAACCAAGACCACCAAAACCATCTTCATCCACATCCAAGAATGCAGACGCAGTGGAAATCGCCGCCTCGACCTCGCCACCAGTTTCATCGCTCAGGATGCGAAGATAATCCTTCGCATCCTGAAGTTCGATCAGATCGGCACCGCCACCTGAAATCCGCTCAAGCCACATGGTTTGCGCCTAAGTCCAGCTTCAACTGCGGCTCTGCCGAACCGTCGTCCGAAACATCAATCTGTTCCGGGAACATGTCGATCAGCGACAGAACCTCCCCCAGAAGCGCAACAGCTTCATCATCCAGCACGTCGCCGCTGTCCGGGTCAGGCTGGATCATGTCACGCAGCTTTTCAGCCTGCGCGCGCGCCGCCTGCATCTGCAATGCGGCCATCTGAAGTTCACCAGCCAGCGATGCAGTCTCTTTTTGCGCAAGATTGCGCTCTTCAATCGCCGCGTCACGGGCAGACAGCGCAGCCCGCGCAGTTTCGCCCTGAACCTTTATCTGGTCCATGACCTTCGGATCGTCATCAGTTGGTTCGCAATAACCTTCCGATTTCCAAGCCTCATACACATGCGGGGGAAGCCACGTTGTATCATGCGGCTTCAGGCTATAACGCCCGCCTTCGACCGCCGTTTTCATCTTCACAAAGATGCCTTCAGCGACAATGCCTTCCTTGGACATCGCGTCGAATTCCTTCTGCGGCAATTCCAACCGCCGCCCTTCGGTCAAGTTGACAGATTCATCACCTTCACCAGTCGCGCAATCCCGCAGCGCAAACGCCACAATCATCTTGCCTGCATCCTTGGCGGATGCCGCCGTTTTCTTAGCTGCCATTGTCAGCACCCTTTCTGTCAAAAGAAACCGCCGCCCGATCAAACGAGCGACGGCGTTTCAGTTCTTCGCCAATTAGGCGGCGGCGTGACGCATCTTCTTGATGGCCGCGTTGTTCGCCGCGATGGTCTTGCCATCGGTGCGAAGCATCGCAAGGAAGCCGACCTGACCCTTCTTGGTGTAGGCCGAGTCCGTGAACCGGAACAGCGTGATGTCCATCACGTCGCGGACCAGATACTTCGACATGTCACCGAAGAGCATGGAGTCAGCACCAGCAGCAGGTTCCGCCATGTCCTGATTGACGGTGTAACCGTAGTTCAGGATTTCGGCAGGCGCTTCACTGGAAATGCCCGGCACCCAGATCGGACGGCCCTCGCCATCCTTCATCTTCTTGGCCACCTTCAAAGCGGTGTCATGGAACATCCACGACCCGTCCCGGCGATAGATCGGATCAACCGAGTGTTCCAGCTCGACAAAGTCATCATAGGTGAAGCTGTCGACCAAACCCACTGCCGTGGTGTGACCCAGACCAGCACCGTTCACAATGCCCGTAGGCTTGCCGTTGCCGTCACCAATGGTGTAGCCGCGATTGGTCAGACGCGACAGCCGCGCCGCCAAAAGGCCATTCAGCATACCTTCCAGATTGCCGATTCCGGCATCCTGCAGCAGGGCAAACGGAATGGCCACAACCTTGGAACTGGCCAAATGCGCGCCGATGGAAATGGTGCCAAAGGAAACATCGCCATCCGCAGCCGCCGCATTTTCGGCAAGCCATTCACCCATCACTGCGGTTTCATCCACTGTCGGCCACTGGATGTTTTCACCGCTGGCCGTGGACTGCACATTCGCAACAGAACGGACACCGCCATATTCAGCCATGGCTTCCAGAAGGACGCCGCTGAACGTGGTCGGCACCAGATAGCCGCCTTCGCTGTCAACGCCGGTCGACTGTGCATTCTGAACCTGACGGCCATATTCGGCCAGGACGTTTTCAGGCAAGCGGTTGACGGCATTTTCACCGCCGCGAACATAGGCATCAAACACCATGGCCCGGACTTCATCGCCGGGGCGCGCAGGCTGCTGGCAACCGGAATTCTGATTGCCCGTAGGCGTGTCAGGGTCACTGGCCTCAGATTGCAGGCGGGCTTCTAGATCCAGCTGCTGCTGTTCCGCCTTGATCTTCGCGTCGATGCGCTCGATGTCGGCATAGATTTCATCAATCCGTTTCTGGTCGAACTCGCCAGTGGTTTCGTCCAGAATGTTCCGCGCTTCTTTCGCCAGCGCGTCACGCTGCTTTCGCAGTTCGGCAATGGTCTTGGGCATTCCCAATCCTCCATAAAAAAACCCGGCCAAAGCCGGGCGGTTTCGGTTTTGCGGACGCGCCGCAGGTCAGGGCGCAGTGCGTTCGAAGAACTCCAACTTGCGCATCTGGGCAGCACGATGTGCAGCCGCAGCTTTGTCGCCCGCATCCGGCGCATCTGCCGGGGGCGTTTTCTTCGGGGCATTCTTGTAAATGCTCAGGTCGAAACGGTCATTAGGACCGCCTTGCTTGTCATAGACGCGGTCGACCAAACCCATGTCCAAGGCTTCATCAGCCTCGAACCACGTTTCTTCATTCATCAGTTCGATGAATTCATCATCTGACTTGCCAGTTTTGGCGGCGTAGTCACGGCGGATACCATTGTCGATCTTCAACAGCAGATCCGCGCCTTTCTGATGCTCACGGTTGTCACCGATGGTCCAACCCCAAGCATTGTGGATCATGATCTGCGCGCCCTGCGCGATTTCGATCTCATCCCCGCCCATCATCAAATAAGATGCAGCCGACGCAGCAACACCGTCGATATGAACCACGACGCGGGCGCTGTGCTGCTCAAGAGCGGTTTTCATTGCTCGGGCCATGAACACATCACCTCCCGGACAATCCAAGCGCAGATGAATGACATCCGCCTCGATCCCATTCAGTTCGGTGCGGAATTCCGCAGAAGTCACACCCCAATAGCCGATGGCATCATATAGCATGACCTCGACCGCTGAATTGTCATCATCCATAGCCCGAACCTGCAGGCCATTGGCTTTCCCGTCTTTGGCCTGCAATGCGCGGGCCATGATTTCCTTGAAGTTCATCAGGATTCCTCTCGGCTGGTTTGGAAATATGGCGCGGGCGGTTGCGCGCCGCCGTCATCCGCCTCTTCCCCTTTGTCCGATCCGCCTTTGGGAACCGGGCGAAACACCTTATCGGCTTCCGGGTCATCAAGCGGCGCATCGCCCTCCTGTTCCCGAATTTCATTTTGCGACTTCCAGCCGGGATGCTGTGTGCCGCCCAAGGCGATTTTGTTCATCTCATAGCGCGCGCCGATGTCGGCCCGCAGCAGCGAGTCCAAATTGAACTTGATGCCAACGCCCGCCAGACGCTCTTCGCGGGTCAGCAGCTTGCGGGCCAATTCAGCCTCAAACCGCTTCACATGTTTGCGCAGGCCCAGAATGTAGAACTGGGCTGTCTGGGCATTGATCCCCGTACCCCAGCTGGTCGACTTTTCCGTCTCACCGATCAGATGCGGCGGAACACCATAGGCGCGTGCAACGTCCAGCACCTGAAAGGCGCGTGACTGGAACAGCTGCGCTGTTTCCGGGTCAGTCATCAAGCTGACGAATTTGCCGCCCTCTGCCAGAACAGCAGGCAAGTGCGAATTCTGCACCCCTGCCATTTTGCGCATCCAGTATTGGCGAACTTCATCTGCGACCTTTTCATCGACCTTGCCTTCATAGGTGATGTAGCCGCTTGGGGTGCCGCCCTGCTTGTAGAACAGACGGGCATATTCATCCGCGTCCAGCCCGATCCCGATGGACCGCCCAAAGCACTTCAGCGGTGACAGGGCTTCCAGCCCCTTCATCGTGGCCGATGCCCGGAAATGCAGGATGTCATCCTGATCACGGCCATAGGTCTTGCCGTCTTCCGTGATCTGATAAGCCGCCCGTGCGCCGCGCAGCCACGGCTTTACCATGGCGTCGAACAGCGGGCGCAAACCAATAGCTTCCCCCCGGCCATTGCGGATGATTTCCGCATAAGCGTTGCCTTCCAGAAAGGCCAAGGCGAACAAGCCTTCAAAGAACACTTCCGCAGAAAACAACGGATGCGGATCAACATGCACCAGATAATGCGCGGCATGATCGTTCAGGATTTCACTGCCCTTTGAAGCACCCTTATGGACCACCCGCACCGGCAATGTGCCGATTGTGCCCGCCAGCAGTGAGACACACCCGAACACAGCGGTCAGCTTCATAGCCGATTCCCGCGTGACAACGTCTTTCCCCATGAACCCGAAGAATTCCTGCCATTCCTCGACACTGGCCGAAGACTGCAGATTCATCGGCATGCGGTCAGGCTCTGCCGGGGCAGCGACAGCCGGTTCGACGCGGGGCGCTTCAGCAGCCTTTGGTCGCGATCCGAATATCCGTTCAAACATCAACAAATCCTCGCGTCACAACGCCCTTGCTTTCGCCTTCCTCGACAACCTGACACAGCGGCCACAAGCCATTGATCAGTGCATCGATCCCGTCGATCTTGTCTTCCGGTGCCAGTTTGGTCGGGAAAATGTAGTCCCCGCCCGGCACCTGTTTCAGCAGCGTATTGCCTGCCATCCACGTCAGAACCGCGTTGCCGTCATGCAGCAACCGATGATCATCAACAGCGGCAATCAGCTTGTTGAACGGCTCATTCGTGTTTGCAGCCCGCTTGCGCAGTTCGACGGCCAAAATCCCGGCCTCATCCCATGTCGCCGCCATCTGCTGCGCGAACTGCGCGTCATACACGACCATTTCTGCGTCCAAGACTGGAAGATCGCCCCAGCCCCATTCGTTTCGCGGATCATGGTCAGCGCCATGGCCGCACAACTGCATGACCAAGGCTTCAACCAATCGCAGATCCAGTTCAGCGCCGGGCGTTGTCTTGATCAGCCGCTTCTGCGCCCAACCCCAAAGATGTTCATTGCCCGGTGCATCCACGACCTTCTGCGGAAGGCAGTGCCAGCTGAATGCGGTCATCGGACCTTTCGCCGGATCATCTTCATCCGGGAAAATCACCACCACGCTTGACGGGTCATGGCGTGTGGCAAGGTCGACGCCGATGTAACAGCGTCGCCCGGCAAAATCTTCGATCTTCAGCGACGTGTCTTCGCCCGCGCGCCAGCCCTCCATGTCGATGGCCGATGCACCCACACTGGTCCAAATATCCAAGTGCTTGCGCAGGAACTCACCCATTGCCGCTGGGCTTGCCGCTGCTTTCTTCCATTCGTCCTGCATGTACTGCAGCGACTTGGCTGCGTGCAGGGAAGGATTGGCCTTTTCCCAAGCGACCGGATCGCCCGGATCATCCCCTTCATCGGCTTCGAAGATCAGCCCGAAATAGCTGTCATCCTCGAATGTCCCGTCCAAAATGCGCTGCAGATATTTCCGCTGTTCATAGCAGATCCCCGCAGTGTTGTAGCCCGCCGTGGTGATCGCAATCAGCAAAGGCTGTTCGCGGGCACCCAAAGCGCTGGCCATCGAATCCCACACATCGCGCTTTTCGTGTTCATGCAATTCATCGACAATCGCACAGTGCGGGTTTTTACCATCCTTCGACTTGGTCTGACTGGCAATCGGTTGGAAAACCGCCGCAGGGTCCGCCGTCTTGATTTTGTGTTCTTCCACATGCAGGCCAAGCAATTCATCAAGCCCCATGCCTTCGGCCCGGCCCGTCATCGCCATGACACGCGCTGCATCAAACACGATGCGGGCCTGATGGGTCGACGCCGCAGCCGAATAGACCTTCGCGCCCGGCTCACCATCCGGCCCCAGAAAGTAAAGACCGACGCCCGCCAGCAGCGTCGATTTTCCGTTCTTGCGCGGAACCTCGACATAGGCCGTGCGGAACCGACGAATGCCGGTGACCATGTGACGCCAACCGCCGATCTGACTGATCAGGAATGCCTGCCACCCCAGAAGAGTGATGGTTTCATTGCGCGCTGCCCAAGCCCCTTCGATATGGGGCAAGGCTTCCATGAAAGCGCACATATGTTCCGACGCCTCCATGTCGAAGACATATGGAAACTGGTCAGTGCCCGCGCGCTTCAGATCGGCCCGGAACCGCTTGCAGGCTTGCTTGATCCGCTTACAGCTGGGCTGCTTGTTCGACAGAATGTCATCGACCCAATCCAGCGCGCGCAGCGTGATCGGTGTTTCGACAGATGCGTCCAGCATGAATCAGGCGCGGCCCTTTTTCGCCATCGGCTTGAACGGCATCACCTTGGCCCCGCCACCATCTTCGGGCGGCTGATCATCCAGCAGATCCATGAAGGATGTCTGGGCAGACATGCCGTTCTTGGCCCGTGCATAGGGTGTGGCCAGCAGTTCGCGTTCCAGCGTCAGTAGCTTGTTTTCATGAAAGGCCCGGCTTTGCTCTTTCCCCGAAAGGTAGTTGCTGGCCGTGGCCTCGAATTCTTCTGCGGCGATTTCAGCAGACAGCCGATCATAGGCCGCGCGGTGCGCAGCGTAGCGAACCACGATGCCGAAGACCGCTTCATCCAGAACCCGATCACGACGCAGAACAGCCAGTAGGCTTTCACCGTGCTTGCGCTCTTCCTCTTCGAAGTGTTCGGGCCATCCACCCAGAAGGGTGACCAGCCGTTCCATGCCTGATGCCGGTGCGGTCATGAGACCCCCCCCTTAAACTTTCACGCGCAAAAATCTGATTACCGCCGCCGGTCCCCTGCGCTCAGGCTGTGGACTTTTGATCCCCCCTACCTGCGCGCCGTTCGGCCCGCTGCTTCTTGATGTCGTGGCAGGTCTTGCACAACGACTGCAGTTCACCGAACCAGAACAAGCCATGATCACCATTGTGCGGGACAACATGGTCCGCGATGGTGGCCAACTGCTTTGAATGCTCCGGGCACAGCGCGCACAAAGGTTCCGCCGCAAGCTGCCGGGCGCGCCGCCCATCCGGGCCGCACCATGCTTTGCGCTTATACCATTTGCGATAGGGAAGACTGGCCCGCTTTGCGTCCGCTGGCCGGTCTCTGTCCCTCTTGTCTTGCGCCGCGTGGGCTTCACAGTATGCCGACCCAAGATCGACCAGCCGGGAACAGCCCGGATGTGCGCAGGGTTTCTTCGGCACTGCAAATCCTTCGATGTGACGGAAGCACCAAACGAAAAACGCCCGACCAGATGTTGGCGGGCGTTCTTGTTGATGATGCACATTTAGTAGGCTGCTGACGTACTAAGCGTCAAGAACTATTTTATAAGCCACTGATCCTATAGTGAAAATCCGCGCTTTAATTGATTCCCTAAAAGACAGGAAGGCACCCAGTTCCGAAATGCGCCACAGATGCCCCGCCGCGCCGCACAGGCCCCATCATCCGGTCAAGGGCTTCGCGCAATGCAACCTGCAACGCCTTGATATGCTTGGCCTGTGCAGTCTCACCTTCCCGAACCCAGCCATGCGCGCGCAAAACATCTGTGATGCTGCCGTCTTCAATGCAGACAATGTCGACCAGCCGCCGGTCCATGATGCTGGCCCGCGACTCTCGATCCGAAGGTCGGATGCGCCGCACCACCATTGCCGACCCGCTGCCGATGCGCTTGCGCAGCACACCGATGCGTTCCCGATCACGCAACACCGCATCCATGAAATCACTGCCACTGCCCGCGCTGCGCTGTGACAGGCTTTCCAGCGATGAACACTTCACACCCGCGCTTTCGTGTTTCTCGACCAGATCCCGATAGAACCGGCCCATAGCCACCTGCGCCGGACTGAACGGGGATGCCCTCTTGTGCCGCGCCGCCATTGCCGCCATCACATCAAAGCTGTCAGCCCGCTGCAGCGTCTTGCGCCCCAGAAAACCAGCCGCCTTCATTTCAAAGTCATCATCGCCTTTCGGATAAGATGCCATCATGTCCAGCATCCGCACAGGTCCACGCGCCGGGGCCATCGGGATTTCCGGTCCAACCTCTGATGGGACAAAGCCCATGGCCCGGACCTCTGCCATCCGCGCGTGTTCTTCAATGCCTGTCTTCCGTTCGATCTGCGTGACCGCCGCCGCAATTCGGTCCCTGTTCATGCTGCTGCCCTTTCTTGTTTTGCTTTGATGATGTCCAGACAGCGCCGCCGCGTGTCCATGTAGCCCTGAAGCCATGCCAGATCGCGCGGGCTGGCCCGGCCATCTTCCCGGTCGCGCTCGACCTGCGCGCGCTTGCGCCTGTTGTCATCAGCCTGTTCGCGGATGCCGATGATGGAATAGTCATTGGGCGGCGCGCCGTATTTCTTCAGATAGAAGAACAGTTCAACCACATAGCCACCGGACAGCGCCGCATCACCCGCACCCGATTGCAGATAGGACCGCACCAGACGGGACTCCGATGCAGGTGGTTCTTGCAGCCGCCGCGCCCAGTTTGTGATCGACACTTCAGCAGGCCAAATGTTTTTCTTCGGACCTTCGGCATAGCGCTCGACAACTTCAGCCAATGCTGCCAGCCGATCTGCAGCCATATAGGCCAGACGCGCTTCCAGACTGTCCAGCATCTTCTGATGATCTTCGACCTTCTGGCCACGCTTGCGCACCATGCCCCTGCTGACCAATGGGTCAATCAGGTTCACCCCGACCCGTTCCTTACCGTCTTTCAGTTCCTGACCTTCCACTGCCCATCCCCCTTTTTCTCTGCAATTCCGACTTATCCACAGGCACAGCCGTTCAAAACTTGGCGCTGCCGGTAATGTCTTTTCTTTTCATTTCTTCTCTTTTCCTTTCAGCCGCGCGGTTTTTGGAAGAAATGAAAACTTCCAAAACAGCCAAATTCCTTCCGCGTTTTTTTTCAAAACTTCCGGCGGAAGGTTTGGGGAAGGTTTAGCGACGTGATGACAGGTCATTCACAGCCTCTTTCACACGCCTCAGCGTGGCGCTGCCGCCCGGATAGTGCTGGGCAATCCAGTCGCTTATGTCATTGACCAAGTCATCGCTGCGGGCGAGATGCGCCATGCTTTGCTGGGCCTTCAGGTGACCAACGATTGTGCCCAGCCGTTTGCGCATCCGATCATCGGCATTCTTGGCGGCATTCGCCCGACTGCCACTGAGCGCATCAAGAACAAAGTCCCTGACAACCGGATGCGCCCAACGGATTTCACCGTTGTCACATTGAGTCAGATACCAGTTCCTAAGCGGCGACAACTCACGCTTCAACAGACTCTGAAACTTGTCAGTCGACATGTGCAGCATGAAGGCCAAATCAGATTCATCGGTTGGCAAAGTGCCGATGGGCGTTTCGTCCTGACACTTGAAGAACAGTTCCATCGCGTAGAAGCCGACTTCAGGGTCTTTATAGGCTTTCTTTCGCGTGTCGCTTCCCCGCCACCGCTTCAGATGCCACGGCAGAAAATAGTGCGCATCCAAACGGTCTGCAGATGAAATCGGATAGATGTCGATGTCATCGGCATCGACAAGCTGAAGGGCACCACCTGAAGCACTCACAGTAGATCCCTCCAATTTCCGGCAATCTGATCATCCAGCGCGTAGGCCAAGTCACAGACAATCGTGCCACCAGCGTCCAAGCCGTAGGTTTCCCACGAGTCAGGATTACGCCCGAACCGGCGCGCAACATGGCCATCCAAGACAAAGCCGAATTGACTGAAGATCGCCCGAACGCGACGGTGCGGACCATGCCACGCAATTCGCCAAAAGGGCGGTTTTGCAAGCAGCCCCATCCAATCAAAAGGATGCGGAAACGCCCGTGACAATTCGTGGTAAAGGCGCTCAATCGCCTGTTGCTCTGCAGCATCCATCACTGCCCCCTTTCTGCTGCGCGGGCTTGCCGATCTGCCAACCATGCGGATTGCACTTGGCTAACATGCCGCCGTGCTGAGCGGGTCAGATCGCGGATGCCCGCGTCATGTTGTTCATATTTGCCCATGCGCCAAATCAGCGCCGACAAGGCCATGCGGTGGCCCCACTTGCGCAATTCTGCCGTGCCTGCGCGCTCACAGGCTGTGCAGCAGTAAATCTGCCAGCTGCGGCGCGGCTCAAATGCTGCCCCGCAGGATGGGTTAAAGCAGATCCCGCCCTGCCATGGGCTGGACGCCGCCAATTCCTGATGCGCGAAAGACCGGAAGTCTTCCGGCTCACTATGCCGTGCCACGGCATTTCCAGTTGTGGGCAGCAGCAGGGTCATAGCGCCAAAGACTCCTGCCGGGCGCTCACAGGCGCGCTGACGGGCATTTCCATCTGGTTGCGTTCTGCTGCTTCCGCGACACGGGCGCAGGCCACATCAAACCACTTTGGGTCTTTCTCGATCCCGATGGCGGCGCGACCCGTTCGGGCTGCGGCCACGATGGTGGACCCAGACCCCATGAACGGGTCGATGACCAGATCACCCGGATCGGTCGAATTGCCCATCCAATACGCCATCAGCGCCACGGGCTTTTCCGTTGCGTGTGGGCGGCGCTGATCTGGCGGCACATCTGCACCCAAAAACAGGTGCGACACATCCTGCTGTGGACAGCGGATCAGTGCCCTTGATGAACAGTCGGTGATGCGCCGGGCGCGGCCCTTATAGAGATACAGCCCGAATTCGCAGTTCGGCATATACCAGCGGTTTGGCGTGGCCGTAAGTTTGACCCAGACCAGCAGGCGGTGGAAGCCAAAGCCTGCCGCATCGAACGCGGCACGGGCGGCACCCTCTTCCCGATCTGACGTCATGATGATAGCATCCGCATCATCGGCCAGCGCACCATAGATCAGCGGGGCCATATCGGCCCATTCGACCATGTCGAACAACTCGCCTGAATTGTCATAGGCATCCTTGGCGAAACAGCCGCCCATTTCGCCCGTGCTATTGCCGCCAGACGTGATGCGATAGGGCGGGTCAGACAGGCATAGCTTGGCGCGTGACTCCAACGCAGGCAGCACATCACGCATGTCACCCAAGATCAGGCGGCAGCTGCCAATGGTGATGTCGCGCTGAATAGCCGCCCTCTCGGGCTGATGCTGCGCATCACCCTGCCGGGCCAACGCTGATCTGTTCAGATCATCTTGCATCACACCAACCCCGCCATCTGGAACTGGCGGCGAACGCCCCACAAAACCCAAGCGCCATCCAGCCCGGCCAAAGCACAGGCCATGAAGAAATCACGCGACCCAAACCAGCGGCGGGCGCTGTCAATCTCATGGGGTCGATCTGCCATGCGTGGCGACACGGCCAAGCGCAGCTGCTCTTCGATCACCGCACACCAAAGCGCCCGGCAAGCGCGCGGGCAAAGGTCATGTTCCATGATCTGATTGGCATTGCGGTCATCAAAACTCACGCGGCACCCCCAATCGCAAGGAAGGCTTGCCTTCGCGTGTGATGACCATGCCTTCGCGAAATACCGTGATGGGCAAGCCAAGCGGACAATCGAACAGAACGAAACACCAGCGGCCATCGGCCAAGCGGCAGACGAAAATGCGCCGCCCACTGCGGCTGACCCGCGCCACAGGGCGCAGCAGCTTCCAGTCTTCCGCCGCCAAGGCATAGGCCAAAGCGCGCCACAGGGTCAGGGCGTCCAGCCCCCCCCCGAAGCGCTCTTCCAGCCGCTTGGCAAAGTGATTGAAGATCCGGCGCTGGCTTTCTGCGGTCGCGGTCATGGCGTTCATTCATCACCCCCGAATTCTTCGCCGGGCTTGATCAGGAACACGCGCCGCTGCGTCCGCAGGGCCTCGCAAACCTCGACCCAAATGCCGTCGCTGTATTCCCAGCCGGAAATCGGCGGCACGATGACGGTGCCGGATGCGTTCAAAAGCGGGCGGCACCAGCCTTCCCAGAACTGCACATCCAGCGGGTCAAGCTGCTGGTCGATGAAATCGGCATGCACCATTTCCACCGCCTGAATGATCGGTGACACGGCGGTGATACCTTCCAGTGCCAATAACCGTGCCCACCGGGCTGCGCGCACCGCACATTCCAGTGACTCGGTCGGGTCAAACTCGCCATCGTCATAGCGGGCAATTTTGGAATAGGGGGTGGCCAGATAGGACAGCCGACCACGACAATGGCTGATCACATCCGCCAGCCGCGCATCCCGGTGAAACAGACAGGCCCCCGCATAAGCATCCAATGCAGGGGCGTCCCAGTTGCGCACATGAGGCAGGTCGAAGTCAGACATCATTCCGCCGCCTCCGCCGCATCAATGATGTCGGTCAGCACCTGACGCGCAGCACGCATATGCGCGATGACTTCCGCGCGCTCTTCCGCTGTCAGGCTTTCGCCGCCGGGGCTTAGGTGTGAAAAAGCCCGGATCAGCGACGAATGGGCTTGCCCACTGGCCACCGTACTTTGCGCCGCCAGTTCCTTCAGGCACCCCGCGCGAACGCCTTCACGGCCCGTGCGTTCGAACATGCGGTTGGTCAGCGGGAAGGCCCCGACAAAGTCTTCGACTGCAACCGCAGCATCAACCGTGACGCCAATCTGACCGGAACACATCTTGCTGACCGTGCCCTTACACCCAACGCCATAGCGGGCCTCCAAAACCGCCGCGACCGCTTCGACGCCGCCAGCGCGGCGAACAAGGCCATCGAAAATGCCGCGCGTTACCGGATCAGCCATCGGAAACCTCGTTTCCTTTGCCGTTCACGCGCAACGCCCGACAATCGGGATATGAGACATCAAGCCCAACCATCATTCCGCCGCCACCTGATCCGTTCCCGCAGGCGCAGGGTTGTCGGCCATGTATTGGCGGATTTTGTTCGCATCCCGATTCAGCGCGGCCAAACGGCGCTGGTGTCGCGCCACATAGCGGCTGTCATTCAGCGCCCGAACACAGACCGTGGACGGCTTCAGGCCCGTCGCGCGGCAATAGTCTTCAAGTTCTTTAATGATCGTTTCATGGGTCATGCCTCCATTTATTGGAAACAAACCCAATCAGTCAATGGGTTCCTTTCCAATGGCCGTTGGAAAACTACCCAAGTAGTATCAGCAGCATGAAAACATTCGCAGAAGCACTTCGGGAACACATTAAACGCACTGGCGCGACAGTCACCCAAATCGCGCGCGGGTCGGGCGTGAACCGTGACGCCCTCTATGCGTTGAAACAGGGCAAATCGCAGAACATGATCGTCGATGACGCAATTCGTGTCGCCAACTACTTCGGGCTTACCGTGGAAGAGTTCATGGGGCTTTCCCCTGCGCAGGTCCGCGACCAGCTTGCGGAACAGATCGACCGCCTGACACCGCAAGAGCAAGCGATACTGGAAGCGTCCTTAACTGCAATTCTCTCTCAGCGCGCCGATGCCGATCAGGTAGCGCCGCAAGATGCAGCGACAGCAAAGCAGCCTGCCGATCAGAAAGGCGACTGATTAATGCTGTGTTGCCGAAACCTTTACGAGAATCTACCATAAACAGAACATTACCAGAACAACCGCAAGAGGCAAACAGATGTCTGCATGCCATGGCTGCTACAATCAATTTAACTTTTCCGACTTAAATTCAAATGGTTACTGCAAGACATGCGCGGAAGAACGCGCACGTATGAAGGAACGCCTTTCCGCCGGGGTGCCGCAGGAAGAGCCAAAACCGAAGCGCCCCACACCGATGACGCGCCAAGAACGTCGCTCCAAAATGGTGATGACAACTGAAGCGGCTTTGGACATTCCGATCACGCGAAGGCTTGGCATCGTCACCGCTGAGGCTGTTGTAGGCATGAACATCATCAAAGACATGATGCAGGAAGTCCGCGACCTAGTAGGCGGTCGCAGCAAGACCCAACAGAGCGCCATGCGCGACATCAAGGAAGAACTGTTCGACCGGCTGCGGGATGATGCAGCCCGCCTGAACGCAGACATGGTTGTCGGTGTGGATCTTCGGTTTTCCGACTTCGGCAGCAGGGGAAACGCCATTCTGGCAACCGCCATCGGCACAGCCGTTCAGGTGCAAAAAGGACTGACCAGCGAATCCCGCAACAACCCACCACAGTAAACTGAAAGTGCGGATTTTGGGATCATTCCCAATTTAGGATTGACATTGGGAACATTCCCAATCTAGTTTCGGCCTCACCTAGTCGGAGGCCAACATGCGTTTTCATAACCCCAGCATACCACAGCGACAGGCTGACGCCCGGTCGATCATCACCGACCCAAAGCCAGACCATACGGCCAGCTTGCGCCTTCTGGCATGGGCAACCCTGAAAGCAGAGCGCGGCCAGACCGTTTGCCAGCGCCGCCTTCAGACCAAGCCAATCCAAGCAGATCGGCAGGTGGCGTGATGTCCAAACGCAAGCCCCTGAATGACACCGCCGGATATGTGGCAAGCCTTAAAACGCCATTTGGCTATGTCATGATCACCGACCGCGACAAGGGCGGCGATTGGATCGACAGCGAAGAACGCTGGGTGGTTTCCGCTTTCGATCATCAGTTGGCAAATCTGGCCTTGATCGAAGCCAGCAGTCTGCGGCGCGCCCGCGAGATCATGAAGGACGCCCGCCGGGATGGCTTTGCCACCGACTGGATCGACTTTTCGGAGGCAGCATAATGACCGATCTGCCCCAGTCCGCCCGCTTCTGGATGATCTGCCGGAAACCCACCGGCCCACAATCCAAGACCGAACCGCGCGCCCGGTATGAAACGCGCGCCGACGCCGCTGAAGCCGCACAGAAGGTGGCCGATCAGACTGGCAAGCGGATGCTCATTCTTGAACCCGTGGGTGAAATCGCACCCCGCGACAAAAATCAGGGGAACTTGCTATGAGTTTTCACGCCCAATTTGACCGCCTGCATGCCTTTTTACTGAACCTCGAATGCCTCGACATGGCAGGCCAGCGCGATGCGTTCATGAACGAAGTCATGGAAAGCGGTGGCAGCTATGTGCCCCCTGCTGGCGATGACTGGTCCAGCCATCTGTTCGAAATCTCATTGCATGGCGTGGTGGCCTATGGGTCATCCGAAGATGAAGCCATCCGCAACTGGAAGAAAGTCGCCCGCGCGCAGGTGCCGCTGGTCGAAGATGATGGCTTCATCACGGTCCACCCACCGTTCCCCAATCCGCGCAACCACGCGGAAGAGATTGCCAACGCCCAAGCGGCGGTTGGCGCAGGTGCATCCTGATGGGTGCGCATTTCCGATTTCTCCCAACCGGCGACCGCCTGTTTGCAGGTAAACTGGCCGGGCGCGGTCTGCTCGACGTGCCCGGCCTCTTTTCCTCAATCCGTCGCGGGCGTTTGGGACACGCCCCAGCCGGGGCGCGCGCAGCTGCCACCACTCACGATGAAACCCTGCGCGCGCCCACATTGGCGGTCGACAAAACCGCGACATTCCACTGCCCTTTGTGGCCGGGGTGCGGATGCCCCGGCGGAATGATGCGCCCGGAATGCCCCGGCCTGAAAGCACGGGTGGGTGTGGAATGAATGCACCTGTCCGCAAACGCTTTGACGACATGGACCCGGCCCAACAGGCAGGCATCCTGTGCAATGACCCACGCTTTCAGCAATTCGCAGCCAGCCGCTGCGGCATGCGCGGCCAGCAGTTCAGCACCAGCGCTGCCGCGCAATATCTGCGCGACTGCTGCCAGATCGACAGCCGCAAGCAGCTGACCACCAGCGAAGCGGCCCAACAGAAGTTCCAGATCCTGCGCACCGAATTCGACGCATGGACCGGCAAAATCGCAACCCCACGATAGAAAGGACCACGCCCGTGATGGCCAAAAAGAAAGATGAATCCGCCGAAGTTGTCGTGTCAGACGCACACGACCCCTATGCAATCCGCACCATTGAACACCTGTTCTCACTGTTCGATGGCGGCGATTTCCTTGCCGAAGTGCTGGAAGGGCACCGCCAGCTGCAGATTGACATGCTGGAACACAAGGAACTGCACGGCACCAAAGGTTGCAAAGGGTCCATGACCATCACCGTCAACTATGCGCTTGGCAAACAGGGTGACGTGGACATGGGCGCGACCGTCAATTTCAACGCCCCCAAAGCACCCCCTGCATCCGCATCGGCCTTCATCGACGAAAACGGGCAGATGACACTCTACAGCCCGCTCATGAAGCGCATGCACGGCGGTGTGCGCGATGTCACCCCGCACGACCCGGAAACGGGCGAAGTGCGCGACGTTTAACCCCGAAAACCAACCCCAAAAAAGGAACTGACCATGTCAGACAAGACTGAAATTCCGCAAATCCAGATGTCCACCGAAGGTGAGGTTGTCCGCGACCTTATGGCGGACATCGGACACCATGACCCCATCGAAACACCCGAAGGGCTGGACCTTACCAAATCGCACCTGATCACGCTTCCAAACCACCGGAAGGTCGAAAACCTCTTCGACGATCACCAAGCGGCGGCAGAGTTTCTGAAGCCCGCCCGGCGCAAAGGCACGGCCCGCTTTGCCGATCTGCAAAGCATCATCGCATGGGCCAACCGCTTCAAAGGCGACACATCGGCGCTGTTTGCCAATCCCGACATGGAAGCGCCGACGCTGACCTGCATTGCGGACTATCACGCCGCTGGCGCGGTCGACGTGACCACGGCTACAGGTGATGCCAGCGCGCGCCATTGCCACCCGCGGGCCATCTATGACTTTCCGCTGTCGGAAGAGTGGAAGGCATGGATGGGCGTGTCAGGTGAACCGCTCAAGAAAGACAATCTGGGCGAATTCATCGAAGCATGGTCCAGAACAACGCGGGGCGGCACCCAGTTCGACGGATTTCAGCTACTGGACAGCTGACCCAGCTGCTGGCGATGTCCAAGCAGTTTCAGGTGCATGAAACCAGCAACCTGACGGTAAAGACCAACCGGGACAGCGGTGAACAGGAAATCCAGTTTGTCAATGAACACAAAGCCCCGGACGGCAAGCCGCTGCAAATCCCGAGCATATCATCATCGCCATCCCCGTCTTCATGGGCGGCGCGCCTTATCGGATGCCTGTGCGCTTCCGCTATCGCAAGCTGGGCGGCGAAGTGCGGTTCATCCTGTCGATCTTCAATCCCGAAAAAGCGTTCGAAGCCGCCTTCAAGGAAGCGGTCGAAGCCGCAACCACCGAAACCGATCTGCCCACATTCATGGGCACCCCCGAAAGCTGATTTCTCTTTCTGGCCCCCCGGCAACGGGGGCCAGCGACGGAAATCAGAAAGGAATAGAGCAATGGGCAAACCGGCCTTCGTCCTCGACGCGGCCCGCATGTTCCGGGCAATGAAGATCGCCAGCGCAGACCCTTCACGTCACTTCCTTCAGGGGGTGCGCATCGAACCTATCGACGGCGGCGGCGTTTGGATGATCGCCACCAATGGCGCAATCATGCTGATTCAGCGCGATAGCGAAGGGCATGCAGATCACGCGGCCACCTTGGCTGTAACAGCACCGAAGGTTGAACCCATCTTTCACGATGATGGAACCTTCGAAGGCGACTATCACTGGTGCGGCGCTGAAATCGCTGTGGCCGCACTGGAACCCGGTGAAACCGTAGCCGCATCGGCAAGCTGGCAGATCGGATCGCCCAGCCCGCACGTCCTTGTCGAACGGCTGGAGGACAAATTCCCCGACTGGCGCAAAGCGATAGGAAAACCCGCAAAAAGGGACACGATGGGCCGTAAGTTTGACCCAAGGCAGGATGCAAACGGCGGCTTCATAACCCGATACCTCGATCCTCTGATCGACAATCGCCACTCATTTCGACTGCACGGCAATCTGGATGACATGAATCAGATGTTTCTGACCTATGCCGACGATACAGATAGCCTTGGCGTCTTGATGAAATGCGAAATCCGTGGCGAGAAGTGCCAACCAGACGCCATGCTGACAGCCATTGGGCGCAGTGATCTGGTTGCCGCGAAAACGGTTCACTGATCGCCATGGTCAAGACAGTCGAAATCGGCCACGAAGATGATCAGATGATCAACCAACTGGAAGCCAACATGGCCCAGTTCCTGATGGCCTATTCTGCGGCAACAGGCATCAACTACTGGTCATTGATGCTGATGGTTTTCGACATCAGCCATGGCGCACTGGCCCATGTCGACCGGCCCGCCACAGCCTCATTGCTGGACGCCACGGCGAAGATGACCAAGGCCAAGGCAAACCCGCCCGCGCTGATCGACCGCCGCCGCAAGGCCATGATCCGCCTTCTGGAACGGGGCGATTTTCTGTCATCCGCACCGCAAGGAACAGCCTGATGAACACCGCATTCCTTCTGATGGCCAAATACAACGGCACACCGATCATCCCGGCGCAGCAGGTGTGCGATGACTTCTTTCCGCACCTGACGCTGGTGAAGTTCCTGCGGAAGATCAGCGATGGCCAGATCCCGCTTCCACTGGTGCGCATAGAAGCCAGCCAGAAGAGCGCCAAGGGCGTCCACCTGCAGGACTTGGCCGAATACCTCGACGCGCGCCGTAGCGAAGCACAGCGCGAATTCCAGCAGATGTATGGGTGAAAACTTGACGCAACACATCGTCAATATCAGTGGCGGGAAAGATAGTGCGTCCTGCTACATGCTGGCCATTATGCGCGGGAAGCCCTTCAGGGCAGTGACAGCGGACACCGGCCACGAAAACGAAATCACATATGATTGGATCAGCAAGCTATCCGCGCGGACGGGTGGCCCTGAAGTCGAAGTGGCCAAAGCTGATTTCTCAGATCGCATCGCGCGAAAGCGGACCTTGGTTCAAACCAAATGGGTTTCCGAAGGTGTTGCAGATGAAATCATTCAGGCTGCGCTGGATGTTTTGCACCCCACCGGCATTCCCTTCTTGGACCTGTGCATCTGGAAGGGCCGCTTTCCTTCTGTCAAAGGGCAATTCTGCACAGAACACCTGAAAGCAGAACCAATTTTTGATCAGGTGTTCGCCCCAGCCCTAGCGCAAGGGAATGTGGTGTCATGGCAGGGTGAACGCCGCGCCGAAAGCCCAAACCGCGCAAAACTGCCGCGCCACCACCGCGTCAGATATGGCGGATTAGCCGATCTGCACATCTGGCGACCCATTTTACATTGGTCCGCCGCCAACACGTTTGCGCTGCATGACTATTTCGGACTGCAACCCAATCCCTTGTATCGGATGGGAATGGGCCGGGTCGGATGCTTCCCTTGCATCAACGCACAAAAAGGCGAACTGGCCGCTATCTTTAAGCGCTTTCCTGATGTGCTAGAAAAGCTGCGCCAGTTTGAGTTGCTGGTCTCGAAGGCCAGCAAGCGCGGCCAAGCAACCTTCTATGCCGCCTCGACCACCCCACAGGGAAAACGCCTTGTAGCAGCGCAGAAACAGGGGCTGCGCCTTGATGAACATCTGCCCGGCATTGATGACATCGAAGCATGGTCCAGAACAACGCGGGGCGGCACCCAGTTCGACGGATTTCAGCTACTGGACAGCGACAGCCTGTGCAGCAGCCAATACGGCCTATGCGAATGAAATTGGCAGATTGCCCCAGCTTCACCTACCGAATCTGGATTGCAGGTGACTACGCAACCGCTCACGCGGCCTGCAGGGCCTTCTGCATGAAAGGCTTTTGCGTCAGCCTTCAGGCAACAGATTACATCTACACGATGGGCGCGGAAGCGGGCATCTGCATCACCCTGATCAACTACCCCCGCTTCCCGGCAGATCAGGAAAGCATCGAAACCACTGCAATCGAACTGGGTCATCACCTTTGTGAAAGCCTTCATCAAGATACCGTAATGGGCCTCGGCGCGAATCTCGGTCGTTACGCTTGAAGCGGTGTCGCAGAGAGGGTGTCGTTGCCCTTTGATACGCATGATGCGTGTCTACGAGGTCTTGCCAGATGGCGCGCCTCAATTCCAAAGAATAGAAAGGACAACGACATGGATATCTTTATCGGACTGGACGTCTCTCTGGCAAGCACGGCTGTTTGCGTGCTCGGTGATCGCGGCAAGATCCTGAAGGAAACTGACGTCGCCAGCGAGCCGGAAGTGTTGGTCAGCTTCCTCAAGGCCTTGCCCTGCGAGATTACCGGGATTGGCCTGGAAGCGGGTCCACTGTCCCAATGGCTTCACAAGGGGCTGACCGAGGCCGGGCTACCCGCGATCCTGATGGAAACGCGGCAAGTGAAGGCGGCGCTGAAAGCAAGCCCGATCAAGACGGATCGGCGGGATGCACAGGGGATCGCGCATCTCCTGCAGATGGGTTGGTTCAGCGCCGTGCACTGCAAGTCGGTTCCTGCTCAGGAAACACGCGTGTTGCTGACGGCGCGCAAGGCGATCCAGAAGGTACTGATCCAGTTGGAACTGTCGGTGCGGGGCGTGTTGCGCAACTTTGGCCTGAAGATGGGACCCGTCTCGAAAGGTCGCTATGACCAGCGGGTCAGGGACCTGGCGGCGGGCAATACTGTGCTGAAAGCGGCTATTGAGCCGATCCTGCGTGCCCGCGCAGAGCTGCGAAGGGAACTTGCGGGGTTCGAGAAGATGGTGCGCGATCAGGCGAAGATCGATCCGATCTGTCGCCTGCTGATGACCATGCCCGGTGTGGGTGCCGTCGTTGCGCTGACGGTGAAGGCCGCGATCGATGATCCCACACGCTTCAAACGATCTCGTGATGTTGGCCCCTGGGTCGGGCTGACGCCGGGGCGGGATGAATCCGGCGAGCGGTCCATTGTGGGCGCGATCACCAAGGTCGGAGACGCAGGTCTCCGGGCGGCGCTCTACCAGGCGGCCAACGTGATGCTGCATCATGGCGGCCCGAACTGGCTCAAGTCCTGGGCGCTGCGCCTTGCCGAGCGTCGTGGGAAGAGACGTGCCACCGTGGCGCTGGCCCGTCGCATCGGCGTGGTGCTGCACCGGATGTGGGTGGATGGAACCGGGTTCCGCTTCACCCGTGACGAGGCGATGGCGCTCCGGCAGAACGCCTGA